ATACAACAAGTTCTTGATATGCCTGTTAGCCATTATAATCTTTGGTTAGCTTACTTGAAAAAAGAACAAGAACAGTATAAAACAAATAAATCACTAGCTGAAGCAAGGAAGTTTAAATAATGGCACAAAAACTTAATATAGACATAGTAGCACGAGATAAATCCAAACAGGCTTTAAATGGTGTTCAAAAATCTTTAGGTAGATTAAAACAATCTATATTCAATCTTCAAAATGCTTTCATTGGTTTAGGTGCTGGACTTGTTATTAGAAACTTAGTTAATACAGGAAAAAATTTAGAAAATTTAAGAGTAAGATTAAAGTTCTTACTTAAAGATACAAACGAGGGTGCAAAAGCATTTGAGAATATGACTAAGTTTGCATCACAAGTTCCATTCTCATTAGAAGAAATACAATCAGGTTCTGGTATCTTAGCAACTGTAACTGATAATGCTGATGAATTACAAAAGATGTTAGAGATTACAGGGAATGTTGCATCTGTTACAGGATTAGATTTTAGAACAACAGCAGAACAAATACAAAGATCATTTAGTGCTGGTATTGGTTCAGCAGATTTATTTAGAGAAAAAGGTGTTAGAAATATGCTTGGTTTCCAAGCTGGTGCAACTGTATCTATTGAAGAAACAGTTAAAGCATTTGAAAAAGTATTTGGTAAAGGTGGAAGATTTGGAAGTGCTACAGATGAATTAGCAAATACATTCGAGGGTACTTTATCAATGATAGGAGATAAAATATTTAACTTTAAAAAAGTATTATTAGAAGCTGGTTTCTTTGAAGAACTTAAAAAACAATTTGGAGATTTAGACGAATTTTTAGAAAATAATTCTAAAAAAATAGATGATATTGCAACATCAGTAGGAAAGAATTTAGCTAATGCAGTTGTAGGTGCTGTTAATTTAGGAAAAGATTTAATTCCATTTTTATCAAAAGTTAAAGATCAATTAATAGGATTAAAAGAAACATTTGATACTTTACCAGCAGTAATGAAACAAGCTGGTATTATTGGTGCTTTGATGCTTGGAAAAAAAGGAATCTTAGGCTTAGGTTTAATATTAAAAGCAATAGAGAAAGCAGATGAGTTTGGAGAAAAATATGGAGATAAGCCTTTAGTATTTCCTGAGATATTACCATTCGAAAGTGAACTATCAATACCAATAGAACAAAAGGCAATAAAAAAAGTAAATGAAGAATTAGAATACACTAATATGATGATGAGAGAATTTGAACATGAAATGTCAGTTGCTATACCATCAGCAACAGAAAAAGCATTAGAAAGATTTAAAGACTTAAATTCTGGTGCTTTAGAAAAATTGAAAAATAAAACAGATGATATTAGAAACATTATTATTGATACTGTTGATAGTGGTATTAAAAATATGTCTAGAGGTTTAGCAGTAGCTTTTGTAACAGGAAATAAATTAACTGATGTATTTAAAAATATGGCACGAACATTAGCAATTAATGTATTAAGTGCATTAATAGAAATAGTTGCAAGAAAAGGTGTTGAACTTGCTATTGAAAAAATGATTACTGCTGAAAAGAAAAAACAAGCTTCTTTAAGTGCTGTTAGTGGTGGTAGTTCTTTATTTAGTATGGCCAAATCATTTTTAGGTTTTGCAAAAGGTGGTGCAGTATCTAAAGGCCAACCAATTGTAGTTGGAGAGCAAGGTGCAGAATTATTTGTACCTAATCAAACAGGACAAATTACACAATCAGCTAGAGGAACTGATAAAGGTGCAACTACAGTTAATTTTAATATTAACACAGTAGATGCTTCTGGTTTTGAAGAATTACTTGTAAGATCAAGAGGAACTATTACACAATTAATTAATAACGCAGTTAATGAAAGAGGGAGTAAAAACTTAATCTAATGTCAGGTGCTTTTCCAATATCTACTGCTAAGTTTGAATCTTTAGGAATAAAGTCTATTCAAAATACTATTATCTCAAAAACTGTATCTGGTAAGAAACTTGCTAGACAAATAGATGGTCAAAGATGGGGATTTACTGCTAGAGTAATTACAGCAAAAAGAAGTGATGTTTATGGCGATCTTATGGCCTTTATAGTTAAACAAAGATCAGGCAAAGAAAACTTTACTATAATCCCACCAGAAGTAGAAGATGCTAGAGGTACTGCATCAGGTACTCCTCATGGAACAGCAAGTGCTGGAGATACATCTATAACATTAGGTGGTACAGGCACAGGAACTTTAAAAGCTGGAGATATGATTAAATTTGCTAATCATTCTAAAGTTTATATGGTCGTTGCAGATCAATCAGATATTTCTACAGGCACTCTAACTATTGAGCCACCTTTAACTACAGCAGTTTCTTCATCAGATATAACTTATGATAATGTTGCATTTACAGTTCACTTAACAAATGATGTTCAAGAGTTTGGTGTAGCTGGTGCAGATAAAGATGGTAATGCTTTATATCAATTTGAATTTGATGTAGAAGAAGCACTTTAATGAAAAAATATAAAATAACCCACAAGATAACTGCCGATTTTATTGCCGAAGTTATTGTGAATGAAGATCAAATAGATGCTAGTATTAACGATCTTAAAGAATACAAGAAACCTAATAGCAAATTTGAATATACTATGTTAAAAGGTACAGAAAGTGTAACCCAAACTAATTACGAACTATATGACGAGAAGTCTAACAACAGCGATAAAGAACGAACTAGCGACTAATGATATTAATCCTGTTCATCTTATTACTATTGGGTTTGGTACTCCTGTTAATTTAACAGATTGCTCATTTAATCTAACATCATCAGTTTCAGGCTCATCAGTTACTTATTCTTCTAGTGATTTTGTATTAGGTATATCTAACCATACAGAAGAAACAGATATTACTAAATCAAGTGTAAGTATTAATTTATCTGGTGCAGATCAAACATTTATATCAGTAGTTTTAAATGAGAATGTTATTAATGATGAAGTTACTATTTATAGAGGATTATTAGCAAGTGATAATACATTAATTGCTGATCCTTTTTTATTATACAAAGGAAACATAGAAAGTTTTGATATAGAAGAAAATGATAAAAATAGCACAGTTGGTTTATCAATAGTATCACATTGGGCAGACTTTGAAAAAAAGAATGGTCGTAAAACAAATAATACATCTCAACAAAGATTCTTTAATACAGATGTAGGTATGGATTTTAGTAGTCAAACAGTACAAGATATTAAATGGGGTAGAGCATAATGGGTTTTTTTAGTGGTATAGTAAAAGCTGTAACCAAAGTAACAGGATTCTTTAAAAATATGAATCCTTTAGTTTCTTTAGGTGTAACTCTTTTTATGTCATGGATATTAAGACCAAAAGTTCCTGAGATAGAAGATTTTGGTACTAATGAATTTGACGATTTTGAAAAAGGTATTTTAGTTAATAAACAATCTAATGACGCAAATATTCCTGTAATTTATGGAGAAAGATTAACAGGGGGAGTTAGGGTTTTCATGGAGACTTCTGGCACAGATAACACTTATTTGTATATGGCTATCGTTATGGCAGAGGGAGAAATAAACGATATAACTGAAATTAGAGTAGATGATAAAATAGTTACATTTGCATCTAGCTTATCAGATGGTTCAGCAGTTGAAGTAGATAGTGGAGATAGTAATTTTTATAAAGATAGTGAAAGTTTAATTAGAATAGAACCACATTATGGAACTGATGGTCAATCAGCATCTAGTTTATTATCTACATTATCTAGTTGGGGAAGTAATCATAAATTATCTGGCTTATGTTATTTAGCAGTTAGGTTTAAATGGAATCAAGACGCATTTACAGGAATACCAAAAGTACAAGCAAAGATACAAGGTAAAAAAGTTAAAACATATAATGCAAGTCTTGTTGAGCAATCTGCAAGTTATCAAACTAATCCAGCATGGTGCTTATTAGACTATTTAACTAATGAAAGATATGGAAAAGGCATATCAGTAAATGAAATTAATTTACAAAGTTTTTATGATGCCTCACAAGTTTGTGAAACACAAGTAGAGCCATATTCTGGTGGTAGTAATATAAATATTTTTGATACAAATACTGCATTAGATACATCTCAAAAAATTATAGATAATGTTAGAGAACTTTTAAAAGGTTGCAGAGGTTATCTTCCATACACACAAGGAAAATATAGTTTAATTATAGAAACAACAGGAAGTGCAAGTATTACATTAACAGAAGATGATATTATAGGTGGATATAATTTATCTATTCCAACAAAGAATGAAAGATACAATAGAGTGATAGTTGGATTTGTTGATCCAGATAGAAACTATCAAGTTAATGAAGTACAATTTCCACCTATTGATGATTCAGGATTACCAAGTGAAGACCAACACGCAACTATGAAAACTGCTGATGGTGGATTTTTACTTGAGGGTAGATTTAATTTTAAAACTATTACATCACAGTATCAAGCAGAAGAAATGGCAGAAGTTATTTTAAGAAGATCAAGAGAGGCTTTAACTTTAGGATTAAATGTTAGCTTTGATGCTTATGATTTGGCTATTTCTGACATAGTAAATATCACACACAGTTCTTTAGGTTTTTCTGCTAAACCATTTAGAGTTATGGGTATTACATTTAATGAAGATTTTACAATAGGATTATCTTTAGTGGAATACCAAGCTAGTCATTATACTTGGGCAACTAAAACACAAGCTACTGCAATTCCAACTACAACTTTACCTAATCCATTTACTATCCAACCACCAGCAAGTGTAACCTTAGATGATGAATTAATTGAATATAATGATGGTACAGTAATTGTTGCATTAAATGTAACTGTTGGTGCTTCTACTGATAGTTTTGTTGATTATTACCAAGTAGAGTACAAAAAGAGTACAGATTCAGATTTTATTATTTATGCACAAGGCTCAGGATTAAATCACAGAGTTTTAAATGTAATTGACCAAGAAACTTATGATGTCAGAGTTAAAGCTGTAAATAGTCTAGGAGTTTCATCAACTTATGTATCAGCACAAAGAACAATCATTGGTGCTATTGAACCACCTAGTGATGTAGAAGATTTTGCTTGTAATATTGTAGGACAAGAGGCTCACTTATCATGGACACAAATACCTGATCTTGATTTAGCATATTATAATTTAAGATTTAGTGAAGAAACAGATGGAACTGCTGATTGGCAGAACTCAGTAGCATTAGTAGAAAAAGTATCAAGACCAGCAACTTCAATATCTGTACCAGCTAGGGCTGGAACTTATCTTTTGAAAGCAGTAGATAAACTTGGTAACTTTAGTTCAAATGCAACAGCTATTATTTCTAATGTAACAGGAGTTGCTAACTTTAATACAATTACAACACAATCAGAACACCCAGATTTTAATGGAACTTTATCAAATGTTGTAGTTACTGATAACACAATACAATTAGATTCATCTGAATTATTTGATTCAGCACAAGGAAACTTTGATGATGAGACAACTAGATTCTTTGATTCTGGTGTTGCTAATGCAGATTTTTTTGCAAGTGGTAATTATTTATTT